TCCAGTTCGTGCGTCGGATTCCGGTGGCTGGCGACTCGGGTGAAATGCCTGCGGTCGGCACCAACGCGAGTGTGACCTGGGGCGATACCGAAGGCTCGGCGATGACCGACAATAGCTCGTCGGTGACGTTCGGGCAGAACACTTACACCGTCAAGCGCATGAACGCGATGGTCAAGCTGAGCCGAGAAATCGTCAGCGACGCCAACCCGGACATCGTGACGACGGTGGTCGAGTTGTTCCAAGAGGCGATCGCTCGCGAGAACGACAAGGTGATCGCGATCGGTAGCGGCACGGGCCGACCGACTGGCTTGTACTCGGCCAGCGGCATCACGAATGTCTCGATCACGAGCCTGACGTATGCCAACATCGTCAAGCTCAAGCACTCGGTCGACATTCGCTACCACAGTTCGCCATCGTTCCGCTGGACGATGAACCAGAACGTGCTGGCGGCGTTGATGCAAGTGGTCGACGGCAACGGCTTGCCGATCTTCGTGGACGGCGGTGTGCCGATCAACGGCGGGGCTCTCACGGGTCGTGTCAGCACGATCTTGGGTGTGCCGTACTCGATCGAGGCGAGCTTGCCGAACAACTACCTCGGCATCGGCGATCTCCGGTACTACTGCTGGTTTGACCGGCAGCAGCTTGCGGTCGAGTCCACGATGGAGGGCGGCGACTCGTTCGCGGCTCACCAAATGTGGATCAAGTTCACGCAAAGGTGCGACGGCAAGCCCATCCTTCCGGTGACTAAGCCTATGGCCCGAACGAGGGTCTTGGCTGGCGTGACTTCGCTGGTCTAAGGTCTAGTTGCGAATAGCAATTCGCTATGCTAAAATGCGAGACGCCTGGAGGTTGCAGCCCCCAGGCGTCTCTTTTTTGTCCAACATTTCAAGGATGTCGAACAATGTCTGAGTTTATCGCGAATCTTCGCCACGTTCCAGGGCATCACGGCTACAAAGTCACATGCGATGGCCGTGTCTTTTCATTCATCAGCAATCGCGACCGCCACCTGCACGAGCTAAGCCCAGCCGTCGCCGACAGGGGGCATCTATTTGTTTGGCTGGCTTACGATGATCGGCCAGTTTTCAATCGCGGCAAATATCGCAGGCCGGGACGCAAGCGATACATCCACCAAGTCGCTCTGGAGGCGTTCGTCGGGCCACGGCCATCACCGAGTCACGACGCTTGCCACCGCGACGGCAATCCGAAGAACAACCACGTCGACAATCTGTACTGGGGAACCAAGACGGAAAACCGCGAGGATGCTCGCAGACACGGAACCATGAGACTGGGCCAAGACGCCGGTGCCACGCTCAGTCAAGATCAGGCCGCAGAAATCAAGACCCGCTTGAGCAATGGCGAGAATGTCCTGCCGCTGTCGCAGGAGTTCAATGTCGAGCCGCATGTCGTGCAGTCGATCAAGAGTGCCAAGTCCTGGGGCTGGCTGCTGCCGGAACTTAACGGCAAGATGACCGTCAGGGTCGCTAGCCGTACGCGAGTTCTCGCGGGCGTGACTTCGCTGGTCTAATCGACGCCCCTTGCGGGGCAAGTTAGGCAACAACGAGATAGCGACCCCCGGTGGGAAACTGCCGGGGGTTGTTTTTTGCGCCGAGATATTTTTTGGATTATTTTGAAAATGGCTGTTGACTTGGGTCTAGCGGGACGATATACTAGATAGATCAACGCAACAAGTTGCGGAGCAAAATCATGAGTCACGATCCGTATGCCATGAAATCGCCGTGCTGCAACTGCCCATTCCGGTCGGACGTTCGACCATACCTGAACAGCGAGCGGGTCCGCGAGATCGAACAATCGCTCGACCAAGGCGGCTTCCCGTGTCACAAGACGACGCGGGCCGGTGGCGCGAGTGGCAAGGCCGAGGTTCAGTGTGCCGGGCACTTGATCCTGCTGGAGAAGCTCGGCAGGCCGAGCAATCTAATGCGTGTTATGGAGCGTCTGCGAGCCTACGATCACACGAAGCTCGACATGGCGGCTCCGGTTTACGATAGTTTCGACGAAATGGCGGAAGCCCAAGAGAATTAGGAGATCAAACATGAGCGTGCAAATTGGTGGAGTGGTCGAGGTTTCGGCGGCGAGCCAGAAGCCGGTCGACTGTGGTCAAGATGGCTGCTGCAAGGCGACGATCAAAAACGTCCAGGCGTGCGAGCCCGAGGAGTCGGACGCGGCGATTATGGAGTTCCTCAAGTCTCTGGTCGGCGACGACTGCGAAGTCTCGGTGGCCGATCTCGGCGATGGAATCAAGTGCGGCACGATCACCAAGCGGGTCGAGCGTTCAGAGAAGCAGCTTCCGTTCAAGTCCGGTGATACAGTCGTTCGGAGGTCGGATCGGGGCGTGTTCCAGGTTTCGACCTGCGGCTGGATTCCAGGCGATGCCGAGGAGCGGGTGTTCTTGTGCGGCGAAAAGTCGCCAGTGAAGGCGAGCGATCTCGAACTGGTTCAAGAGACAAAGCACAAGCACCACGCGATCGTTCGCGCGAAACAACTCGCCAAGGGCGACACGCAGCCAGCGATCTCGATGCTTGAGTTCCAGCGATGCTGGGCCGAGGCGAGCGAGGTTCATGTCCGCGAGGTCAACGAACTGCACGAGCAGATTGAGAAGCTGACGGCCAAGCTCGAACTGACTCGGCAGAAGAGTGCTCGGCGGCATCGTCAACTTCGGTTGATGAACAAGCCGATGCAGCAGCTAACCAGTCGCAGAAAAGCGTTGGCCGAATCCAGCAGAGCAGCCGTAGAGCTTGCTGACATTCAACTGAGCAAGCTGGACAAGAAGGGAGTCGTCGAAAATGTCTGACATAACCCCGCTCGGCGGCGTGATTGAAGTCGCCGCCGAAGGTCGACCGATGCCAGAGTCATCGTGTGTCAGCGGATACGCCAAAATTAGAATCGAATCGCTGGAGATTCGACTTCAAGACGCTTTCAAGGAGCGTGACGAGGCTCGCGATTCAGTCTTGAAGCTGACGAAGCGGATCGACGATCTTGAGCGTGAACTGCGATCAAGCAAGCAAGTGCTCGACGAAAATCGCAAGCTCAAGACGTATCTTGGCATTGAGCCGTTCGATGACGCCAGCGAGGCGATGGCTAGTCGTGTCGGCTTCTACCTGGATGGCAAGTCGTCCGCAACAAGTTGCGAGAATCCGGCGTAGTCCGCTCAAGGCACGAATCTGCGGCATCGTTTAGGCTCCCAGGTGTTCATTCACTTGGGAGCCTTTTCAATGCGCGTAGTTCTCAACAGGCCGACCTGCATCCACGGCGAAATGCGAATGGTCGGCGAGATCATCGAAGTCACTGAGCCGGTCGCTCGCTCGCTCTATGCCTGCGGCGCTGGCACGGTGATTCGCGAGCCGTCTGATGTGCCGCTGGAGCGTCGTGATTCGTCAATGGCGGCGTCCGGCGATCGTCCTGGTGTCTACGGAGGTTAAGGCATGAAGCCGCCGCAAATCCTCACCACGCTCGGCTACGTCAAGCCCGAATCGGTCGCCGATGTCTTTCTCGACATCGTGACGCCGACCCGAAACCGACCGCGCGATCTGGAGCATCAAGCCGAATTGCTGGCCGATCAGCTTGGGCCGCATGATCGCTGGATCATCGTGCGGGATTCCGACGACGACCGGAACGAAAGCGATCCGGCCAAATTCGTTCACGCCGACGCGATTTTGGAGATCAATCTCGACTACATGCGGAACCGGGTGTCGACCGTCAACATGGCGCGGCACGCGGGCTGCTCGATGGCTCGACCGGGCGGCTGGATCATCGAGCTTGACGACCACGACTTTCTGACCCACGACACGCTTGATCTGGTGCGGCAGGCGATTGTCGATGGGGCAGGGTTTGTTTACGGCGACTGTATCCACCTGGATGGTGACGGCGAGATCATCGGCTGCTACGAGAAGCCCGACTATCAGCCGTGGATGCTCAAGGCGGCAATGTGCCCAGGCGAGGGAGTGCGATGCTTCCCGGCGATCGCTTATGCGGCAGTCGGCGGCTATCGCTGGCACGGCCCAGAGAACGAGGTCGGGGCGAATGAGTTCCCCGGCGGCGACTACGGTCTGTTCATGCGGATCGAGAAGCTCTACGGCGGCGAAGGCTTCGTGCGGATTCCCAAGGTGCTTTGCTCGACCGTCAAGGCGGTGGGCACGATCACGGGCGACCACGGCGGCAAGCAAGAGGCGATGGCAGAGAAGCTGCGGGCAGCCGAGAACCTTGGCCGGAGGTTCATGGGGCCATGAGCGATCTAGCCAAGGCGATCTGGAGTTCGGTCGTTGAGATTTTGCTCTGGGGAGTCGCAGTCTTCATCGCGATGCTGCTGACCGGAGTGGTCGATGGCGCTGACTCGGCGACGATCACCAAGGAGCCGTGCGAGATCGCGGTCGAGATCGACCACTACACGCCCTGGGGCGAGAACGAACGGCATCGTATCTCTGGCTGGTTCTTCGAGCCGCGCGGCGGCGTCTACGAAATGACCTGCAAGTACCTCACGCTGCACGACCTGTCGAGCCGCGAGGTCCGCGAAGGGGTTCGTGTTTCGAGAATCGCTATGGTCAAAGGCTACTGGATGGACCGCAAGCGGACGGTGATCTTGCCGATGCGAGTCGAAGTCATTGAAGGGCGAACGGATATCACAAAATGAAGCTGCACTGGGCGACGAACTATCACGGCGTTGGCAACTCCTTCGGCTATTCGATCCACGATAGCAAGTCTCGCGAGGCGTGCGAGCGGCTGGGCGTGGTGATGGACGAATCGGCACCGATAGCGTTCCACGTTACGCCGCCGCACATGTTCGAGCCGATTGCAGGCAAGAAGAACATTGCTTTCTGCGCGTGGGAGGCTTCGCAGCTTCCCGAGTGCTTTCGGATACTCGAACGGGCCGATGCCGTTTGCCTCACCGCGAGCTTTCTGGTCGAGCCGTTTCGCAAGCTGCTGCCGGGCAAGCCGATCTACCATGTGCCGCTCGGCGTCGACAGTGACCTGTTCCGGTACGTCGACCGTAATGACGCCAAGCGGAGGCCGATCTACGGCGGGCCGAAGCACAGGCCATTCAGGTTCCTGTGGCTGGGGGCTCCGAACGCTCGCAAGGGTCCGCTGCATGTACTTGAGGCATGGCGGGCGTTTGCCGATTCGCCCAACTGCGAACTGTACCTCAAGACCACGTTCCCGCAGGGCGAGCACGACCAGCCGCCGGGCATTAAGCGAATCGGGAACATCATTTTCGACTCGCGGCGAGTGCCTGCCACGGAGTTGGCCGGTATCTACGCCCATTCGCACG